ATCTTTTTCTCTCTTCAGCTTTCCTTATTCTCACTTTGAGGAGAACAAGCTTTCTTTTTGATTGTATATATCGGTCCATCTTCTTGCCCCCCCATAATACTATTCTCGTCTCCTTTGACAGATAAATTTAAATAATTAGCATGAACAATCATTATATTCATGCTCCTGTATCAGTCTCTTCATAATATCTATACCCAACTTCAACTAATTTGTCACCTTCGGGCACAATATCAAAGTATACTGTATTCTCGAAATCCACATAATGCCAATCTTCATAAAGTTCGCCATCAACGAAGACTCTCACAGAATCAGGTATAGCTTGATGAGTTAACTCTATCGATTTATAGGGCTCTACTTGCGCTGAGGCGTCCGCTACGCCGCTTGACCAGTCCTCGGCACAGATGTCAACCTTGATGCCTGCAAAGCGGTCTGTAGCCTCGATATACCTATCTCCAACATCAATTATGCTGGGAGGTCTATCACAGACTGAATCTGGCTCTTCGAAGTTTATAATACTGGACATGAACACTGAGCCTCCACGCAAAGAAGAATACCAATTAATAAAATCTTGCACCACTGGGAAATAAGTTTCTGACTGCTCTTCCTCATCGGAAACGAATACCACAAGCAATGCAGCATCAGACCTCATCCATGTAGTGGAGTAAGGATTATTCATAATATATTCATATACCGAATCGAACCCTTGTTCAAAGTGTCCTCGGCTCATTGCGGCATACATTGCTGCTGCCTCTGTTATCCCGTCACCTGGGACAAGCGGGAACTGGCTCTCAAGCCCTGCGTTGTCGGGGTCAGCAGCCATCATAGCCAACCTCCACCCTGACGGTGGTAGTGCAAGGAGCATTGCTTCGAGCCCACTCATCAAAGCTGCATCATATGAGTTCATTGAGCCTGAAGTATCAATAACCCACAATATGTCCACACCTTCCACTGACTTGGGCTGAACAAAAGAGTCCACCCATATTAAACCTGCGTCTTGGGGGACTTCTGTCTCAATATAGACTGGCACCTCCACTTCCACATAAATTGTTTCTGTCTCTGTTTTGCCGCCACCTATAATAGAGTAATCTGGACTACACCCTCCCAATAGAGCGGCAAAGAGAGCACAAACTATATAATTTAGTTGCATTCATCTCTACCTCCTATTATTAACTATGGAGGAATAAAGCCAAATCTTCGTTTACTGTCAAAATAAAGAAAAAAACCACGGATTTCTCCGTGGTTTTTAGTGCCTTCTACGGCTTTCTCATCGAAGGCATAGAAGGTCTTGATGGCATGGAAGGTTTGGATGGTGTTGAGCCACCCTTTCCATTCATTGAGTCTGACTCTTTCTTAAGCTGTTGTGATAACCGCTCTGCAAACCATTTTCTCAACCCGACTGGTAAATTATAAGCTTCAAAGAAGCTCCAGCCGCCGTAGTATTTTAAAAAGAAGAACACCTCATAGACGCTCTCCATATACTCAGGACTTAGGCCAAAAAAAGTCGCTTGTGAGCGGCACCTCCATTTCAGATGTCGTCAGACACTCAACACAGGTTACCTCTTGCTTTAGGTCAACATTAGGAATAACCTTTGAATAGACATCACGAATCATTCGTGAATGCTTGCCAGTCATGTGCTGGATTGCTTTGTTAATGGTACTCCTATCGGTGTGCCCAGAAACAGATACAATCATTTGACGCAACTGCTCTTGAATGCTAGACTCACTCATACCAGCCTTAGTTCGCTGCTGAATAGCCTTTGACATTCTCTTCTCGTCATGCCCGTTGAGCGCTCTTACTTCTACTTCCCAACCATTATCGATTGAAATAATAAAAGTATTGCGGTCGGTTGCAGCTACACCATTAATCTCATCTACATTTAAACCCTCGACTATTTGATGGTCAAAGAGGTCAAATGTATGTTTGATTCTGGCGGAACATGCTGGACATTGTACTTGAGTGGTATACTCAGCACCATATCCGTCAACACGAGCCTGGACGATAAGCGCAGACTTGTCACCTAGTAACAAATCATTAGGGTCAACATCAAGCGTGATAAGTCTTTCGAGAAACTTATCAATCGCAGTACCCTTGCGCAATAGAACACGGCTTGTAAGAATATCTTCTTCGGCTGTCGTCATGTGACGAACTTCAACCTCGGAAACGCCGTGTAGTGGATGCCCTTCTGGATAGAATCGTCCGCCAGATGGCAGGGAGACTAGCGATGTTGGTCGAACAAATTCCAAAGGGGCAGGGGACGATGCAGATGCGCTAGCAACTGCTGCGGTAGGCGAAGTATTACTAACTTTACTTCCTCCAAGCCGCTCTTCATTTCTACTCATTTTTCACCTCTTTTCGTAAGTAGTTTAGTGAACAAAACATACAATCACCACATTATTTCTAACATGGTGATTATACTATACATCATTTTATGATAAGTGTAAAGAGTTTTTTACTTTTTTATTAAGAAGCACTACCTGGAGCCCAGAATTTCTTCCCGCCGCCAGCAGCCGAATCTTCAGCAGTTTCAAGGTAAGCCCAATCGTAACGAAGCTCGATTTCAATATCAGTCAAGTCATCACCATCATAATCGAGGTCACCGAACTTAACATCCTTAATCCAAGCGTTCCAAAGAACCCAAGTTTCTACGGCGTTGCCATCGGCGTCAAGCTGCTGAATCTCAATACGACCCAATGCAGTAGTTGCCTTTGACTTCGACATGGTTGTCAAGTCGTTTGCGCTTGTGGCTGGAGTGTAACCACCTTGCTTAATAATGTCAACCATTGTAGCTGCCCCATCAGGGTCAACTGCATCAGCAAGTGTCATGGAAATAGTATTCCATTCTACACGACCTGGGTAGTAATAAGTGTGATTAATATATTTATGTGTCGATTCCTGCACAGTAAAACTGGGCTTTGAAACCTTCTTTAGTGTGAAGACAGGAATATGATTGTTGCGTAAAACCCAACGGAACTGTCTCTTAGGGTCTCGAACCCCTTCTCTTGCGTCTGACCAAAATGCCATTTTATTTTCTCCCTTAAAAATAGTTCGCCTTTGTGTTTAGGCTTTTTCCTTTTATTAAATAGTTTCGGGGGAGAAATAATCTCCCCCTCAACCCATTTTCAATTAATCGTCAAAAGAAGCGCCACTGTCGGTAATCACAAAGTCAATCGCAATGTACTCGATAGCTCTTGTAGGCTTAAGAAGAATCTTAGCGTACATGATATTTCTATCAACAAGCTCGGCAGTGGTGGTTGTCTTGTCGAGAATAATTCTATACTCGCTCAGACCAAATCGTGACTTGACAGAAGCCAAGAACGGGTCAGCCTGTGAAGTGAATCTCGACCAAGTGCTTTCGACATTCTGGTCAAACAGAACAGTCTTTGCCATGCGAGAGATTGACTTCTTCAAGAAAATCATCAGGCGGCGAACATTAATTCTGTCCAGTGCCGATGGAGTGACTTGAAGTGTTTTCTGTCCGAAGATAACAATTCCTTCTGCTGGGAATTGAGCAATCGGGTTAATGTTTGCTTCATAGAGCTTGTCTCTTTCCTTAGAGTTAAGGCGGAGACGAACCGATGATACTGGAACACCTGCTGCGCCGTCAGTAAGACCACCACGGGTGAATCCTGCTGGAGCGAACCAAAGCTCTGACTTTCTCGATGAGGAAGCCATTGTTCCGAGTGCAGCAATTGAAGGAGGTGCCCAAAGAACACGACCTGACATTGTATCTGCAATCTGTACCCATGGGAAGAAAGCACAACCATAACTTGAGTTGAGCGAGCGCTCTCTCAGTGAGTTAATTGCCTTATCAACATCTGGCATTCTTTCAGCTTCTGACTTATCGACATCCATGCCCGATGGCATGTAATCATTATCAAGGTCAATAACAGCCAAGGCATCGCCACGACTCTCACAAACAGAAACCATATGGTTCGTGATTGAAGGATGTGTAAAGCCAGGGGCTGCCAAGAGGTTCATGTCCACAACTTCAGGGTCTGCAACTGTATCCACGGCTTTCTTAAGCGAGTTAAGAGCATAATGGCTTAGTGCAGAACTATCAGCCGAGGCAAGAGCACCATTTGAGCTTGCGGTTGCGTGATAACCGAATGGTTGAACTTGGAAAACATCAATGCCGTCGTGACCGCCAAGAAGAGGTAGTGTGAAGCTTTGAATTCCCTTGTCGAGAATAGCTTCGAATCCACCTGGAATTCCTGATGCTGGAGTGTATCCAGTAATCGAGGCTACGCCGTGGACACCTGCGGATGCCCTAGAGCCTGCTTCCCAAATAAAGTTCTTAGGCTTCGAGGTCACACCAGGAGCGTTGGCGTCTGTGCCGAGTCCGCCTTCGCCAGTGACTCCACCAGTGAACGGATAACGAATATCATCAAGAGTGAAGATAAACTGATGAGTATCATCGGCTTCAACTGCTGTTGCATCAGCGCCGCCTACTGGCGTACCAAAACCGCAGTAGCCTGCAAGGTCCATATAAGATTCATCAAAGATAGAATCACTGCCTCGTTCAGAAGTGGTAATACCAAAGTTTGCATCTCTTGGTGAAGAAAGGGTTGAATCAGCGGAAGTTGTTCTCAGTGCCATTGAAGGAAACTTAAGAGTTACTGAGAAGTCCGCAGTACTCCTGGTTGTAGCTCCCTCGGTGGCTGGTCCGATTACAATCTTTTCATCAGCGGCAGCCCATGCGCTACCAGCGCTAGTAG